TTGTCAAATAGGTCGCGAGACAGCTGGGACAGCGAGTTTCCGATATACGTAAACTGGTTTTGTGCGGAGGTGGACATGATGTCGAAGGCTCGATCAGCCTCCCCTGCCGCCCCGCTCATCTTCTGCACTTCTTGCGTCAGGGTGTCGTATCCCTGCCCAGTTAGGGCCAGGGCGGCAATCCAGCCTTCGCTGTCGTTCACCAGGGCCTTGATTGCCTCGGCATTTCCGCCCGTGGCGTCCCGCAGCTCCTTGATGGCGCCAACGAGGCCCTTGGTCTTGACGATGCTCGTGTCCCATTGTAGGCCGAGGCTCTGGGCGTAGAGCTTCCCTTCGTTGGACACCGTGGACAGGCTCCGCAAGAAGGACAGCACGCCCGTGACGGCCTGCTCTGACCGGATGCCGCCAATGGTCAGGGTGGCGATGGCCGCAGACAGCTCCTCGAAGGATACGCCAAGGTTGGCCGCAATCGGTGTGACGCGGCCCAGGACCGGGGCCAACTCCTCGAAGGTTGTCTTGCCGTCCTTGACGGTCTGGAAGAGCAGGTCGGACACGTAGCCCGCCTGCTCCGCCGAGAACCCGTAGGAGTTCAGGATCGTGGTGATGACATCCACGGACGTGAAGGTGTCCGTGATGCCACCCACGGCCGCCCTGGCGCCAACCTCCAGCACCTTGAGCGCGTCCCGGGTGTCGGTCACGCCCGAGCTGATCGTTTGGTAGAGTCCATCTGCCAGCTGGGTGGCCGACTGCGGAACCCGGCGCGACAGTTCCTCCACCTGGGAGGAGAGCGCGTCAAACTCCTGCGAAGTGAGGTCGGTCAGTGTGGCCACGCGCTTCATGGCCGCCTCGAATTCGACGGATGGTGCGAAGGCCGTCTGCACGCCCTGGGCGATCCGCTTGGCGGCTTCCCAAGTGACGAGGAACTTGCCCCACGATACAGTCATCTGATCGAACTGGCTCTGCAAGCCGTCGAACCCAGACTTGGTGGCTGATGTGGTCTCCTGCACAATGGTGCGAACCCGCCGCATCTCGGTGGCGAGGTCGCCCACTTCGGCTTGGATGCGGATGAGGACTTCGTTGGTCACTACCGTCTCCGCTTCATTGCCGCCACCTCGGCCTCGTGCTGCTTGCGCGTGAAATGCAGCCACATGAAGGCGTCCGCCGCGTCCATCTCGTCAACCGTCGGCAGGGCTTCCGCCCGTCCACCCGCCACCGTGTAGGCCAGCTCATTCCAGTTCAGCGGGGCTTCCTTCTTCCCGAACAGGTCGTCCAGGGTCAGGATTGGGCTTCCGTCCTCCCGGAGCTTTCGCTTTCGCTCGGGGGGAGCGGGTGGGAGCCATCGGGCTGCCCGGTCGAAGGCGGCCCGGATACCCCGAAAAAAGCCAGCAGCTCCCCCGTCAGGAAGGACAGGTCCAGGTCGTCCTCGTCGATACGCGCCACCTCTCCCGTGAAGAGGCAGCCCAGGAGGGCGATCATCCCGCCGGGCTTCAGCACCAGCTTCTTCATGTCGTCTTCGCTGAAGCCACTTCCGCCCAGCAGGTCCACACCGTACTCGGTGTCCAGGTACGCGATGGCGCGCAGCTGGCCAACCTTGCCAGCTGCGCGCCGCGTGAGTTCGATCCCTTGGATGGTCAGCTTGTCCGGCATCCGTTCCTCCCGTTGCCGTTTGCCCGTCTACCAGCCCCTCCCGGTTAGGGCTGCGTGAACACGATCAGGTCACTCAGGTCGTCCGTGCTGGCACCCGTCACGGTGAACTTGATGTTGAGGGTCCAGCGGTCGCCCGTCACGACACCCAGCACCAGGCCGGACACCTGCTTCAGGGTCACGTAGGTGTTCGTGCCGCTGCCCAGCGTGGTGAACGTGATCTTGATCTCGTCCACATCATCCGTGGCGCCAGGCTTGTAGGTCTCAAGCGTGGTGATGGTGGACTGGTCGAAGGAGTCCAGTGGGATCTCCAGCGTGCCCGTCCACCCAGCAGGCGACACCAGCTCGGAGCCGTCGTTCAGGGTGATGGTGGTCGTCTTCTGCTCGAAGGACATGGTGGGCTTGTCTGGGAGCATGCCCGTAATCGTGAACCGGTCCGCGCCCGCGCCCGCCGTGTCGCGTCCAACGATGGTGACAGGGCCGTACCAGACATCCCCGGAGGTTGCGAAGCTCATGAGGGTCTCCTTGTGTTTACAACACGAGCTTGCGCTCGATCCCGATAGTCGCCGAATAGACCTGCACCCCGTACAGGGTGCTCACACCGTCGTAGGCCACGCTGAACTTGTCCGGGCGGCATTGCGCGGCCGGGGCCTGCAGTGCGGAACGGATCAGGGACACCGCGTCCGCCACGATCGTCCGAGCGCCCGCGCCGGTGATCGTGTCCGTCAGGGCCACCGCCACCACCAGGCCCAGCTGGACCCCGTGGCCGCTTCCGTCCCCCAGCACGTCGTCCCCTTCGGCCAGGATATCGAGGAGCGCGTGCTGGGCCACTTCCACGTTCGATTCCGGGCCGGGGATGGTGTTCATCACCACCCACGCCCGCTCGCCAATCGGCACACCCTGCAGCGTGAAGGCGTCGCTGATTGCCGTTACCACCTTGCCCAGATAGGTCAGGGACGCGCTACTCACCGCGCACCGCCTTCCGCGTGGCCACGAACAGGCCCTGCCCGATGCGGGCGCGGATGCCAGCCTCTTCGCGGGCGTGGACCTCATCCATGAAGGGCCGCCCCTGGATGCCGCGCTGGTGGATCTTGGCGCGGATGGCAAAGGCGATGCCACGCATCTCCTGGTCTTTCACGCTCAGCTTCGCCCCGCGCTTGCGCCGCTTTCCCTTGGGCGTGGCCAGCGTGAACCGTCCCTGCTTCACCCGACGCCGCACCCACTCAATCAGGGGGTCCGCCGGCACCCATGTGCCCGGCTTGCGCCCTTCATGGACGGCCTCGGCATAGCGGCTGTTCGTGCCCACCTCGGAGAAGACGAAATCGTGGCCAGCGTACTCGCGCTGGATCACACTCTTCCGCAGCTCGCCCGTGTCGTAGATGCCCCGGGCCTTCAGGTGCTCCTGCACCTTGCCAGCCAGGCGCAAGCCTTCGCGGTTCACCAGACGCCGGGCTTCCACCAGGACGGAACTGGCCGCCCGGCTCAGGGCCGGAGACAGCGTATCCTTCACTTCAGCGCGGATCGTGCTCATGATCCCACCGCCGTGAAGGTCAGGCGCCCCACATGCCGCGTGTGCGGCGGCTGCACCAGGTCGCTGCCTGCGTCACGCAGCGCCTCCTGGTTGAGCTGCTCCCAGGGGCCGAGGCACTCCAGGCCGTCCGCCTCCCAGGCCGCAGCCTTCGCCTCAAGCTGGCCCTGCGTGGCCAACCGGCTCTCCGTGCCGTCGGGGGCAAGGACAGACATGACCATGCCGCCCTTGCTGATCTGGTTCAGGTAGGAGCGCAGGATGAGCGCCCCACACAGGAGGCTCTCGCAGCGCGTCACAGCCGTCTTCACCGCTGCCGTGTAGGGTGCTCCGGCAGCGGCGGTGATGGCCGCGTAGATGGTCGCGCCGATGCGGGCCTTGATCCGGGCCTCAGCCGTCGCCAGATGCGCCGACACCAGGGCGTCCGCCGTTCCCGACGGGATGCCTGTGTAGGTGTAGACGTTGGCGGAGGTGGCGAGGCCCATGATCTACTCGCTCAGCGGCTTGCGGATGGAAACCTCCTGCACCGGGACGAGCTTGTCCCTCATGCAGGACGGGAAAGCGGAGAGCTGTTCCGGCGTCAGAGACACGATGTCTCCCACGGAAAGCACAAGCTCCACGCCATCCCGCTTGTAATAACCGGCGCTCTTCACCGTGAAGAGCAGGGCCATGGATTCAGTCTTCTCAGTCTTGGCCACGAGGTCCTCCTGGTAACTCACGGGAGCCACCCATTGCTGGGCGGCTCCCGCTAAAGACATGGCGCGTTAGGAGGTGACGCCGTAGGTCACCGCGTCGCCCACCCCGTGGTTGAAGTCGATGCGCATGTCGCAGACGTAGCGCACGCAGCTCGCGGCGGGCTTGTCCTCGGCGGACACGCGGATCACGTGCCACATGCCGACGAACAGGTTTTTCGGGGGCGTGAAGATGACATTGTCCACCGGCCACTGGTACACGCCGTAGATGTCGTGGCCATGCCAGGTGATGGGGCCGCCGTTCTTCAGCACGTCCGCGCCGTAGTTATGGGCCAGGGCGCCCATCTCGGCGAGAACGGTCTCGAACTCACTACGGGCCATGAAGAAGGCCGACTTTGGCAGGTACTTCTCCGGCTGCAGGGCCGCGATGCTCTGCAGAACGCCGCCCGCGCCGAGGAACGTGGTGTTCTGGGTCGCGTAGTCGTGCACCGCGCTGTCAGCGGCGGCCAGAGTCGGGAAGCCACTGTTGATGGAAAGGAAGGTGCCCGTGGAGCTGTCGCCGTTACCAGCCAGGTCCACCAGGTCCCAGGCCGCCAGGTTGGCCAGGTACTGACGGATCACAGTGTCGGCATCGCGCTCATCGGCGTTGTCGTCGATCCAGTCGTAGGACACGTCAAGCACCAAAACGGTGCGAGTCGGGTCCAGCGTGCGCTCGACCGGCGTCACGGTGCCGGTGCCGATCTCCGTGCCCGGGGTGGCCACCTTGAACTGGCGGGTGGCAGCCGTCAGATGGTGCAGTTCCATCTGAGGGCGCGTCACAGGCACGAAGTTCCAGACGCCCAGCATGGGACTCGTGGTCACCATGTCGTTCAGGAACTCGCGGAAGGCGGCGGGAGGAAGAACACCACCGGCGCTCGACAGGAGCACGCCCTTGTTCACGCGCTGGTCGCCAAGCTCAATAGCCTGGCCGTTCACCACCGCATCGCGGAACTTCCGCATCGTCAGCTTGTTGTCCATTACGGACCCCCTTCTTTTGCTGGAAGACCTACTGCACCCGGCCAGCGAACACTCCGCCGCCGGACACCTCGTCGTCCCCCTTGCCGTTGTGTCCCAGGCGCTCGGAGCTGGGGGCGAGCTTGCCCAAGCGCTCGATCTCGTCGTCCTTGGCATGCAGCTGGGCGGCGAAGTCCGCCTTCAAGGCCTCCAGCGCGGCCTCCTGCTCGGCCTTTGCGGCTTCCACCGCTTCGGCCACCGTCTCCTCCACGGACTTGGCCGCAGGGGCAAGCTCCGGCGTCTCCACGACGACCGTCTCCGGCTCCTCCACCGCCTTGGCGAACAGGGCCGCAATGCCGTCCTGCAGCCGCTTCAGCACACTCTTGTCCATGTTGGACTCCTTGCTTAGTTCCGCCGTCAGTTCAGCCACCACCGCCGCAACCGCAGCCCGCTCCTCGGCCGTGTCCGCCGGGGCCCCGTAGTAGGCATCCCACATGGCCTGGCAGGCAGCGTCCAGCAGGTGCGGCACTTCCATACGGGCCATGCGATCCGCCAAGAGGCCCTTCTTCAGGGCCTCGGCGAACCGCCGCAGGGCGGCGGGATCGTCCGTCTTGGTGACAGGCTGGTTCGGAATCCGCACGGCCGTCCCCCCGAAGCTGAAGGCCTTGTAGGTGCCGTCCAGCACCTTGGCCCAAGTGGCGTCATCCGTGACCTGGCGGGTGATGATCCAGGACCCCTCGACCTCGCCCGGCCAGCGCGAATCACCTACAGCCAGCTTGTAGGCCTCGACGATGTAGTCCGTCGTGGGGGCCTCATCGTGGTCACGGTCGCAGGCGATGCCCGCCGCCGTGCGCCCCTTGGCCATGAAGTCGTGCATGGCCGCGTCGAAGTCGGCCTCAGTGATGAAGTCGCCCTGGGTGTCCACCTGGCCGGGAGGGTAGATGGCGCCCGTCACCTGGCGCAGCTCCTCGTTGACCTTGAGCAGCTTCACCTCGATGGGCAAAGGGGTGGGGCCGCCGTCGGCCTTCGCCACGAACTCGCGGCGGTTGGCCCCGGCTGGCACCAGGCTGAAGAACTTGAGCGTGATCTGCGTCAGACGGTTCGCCAGCACTTTGCACCTCTGGGCAATTCCTGCCGCAACGGTACGAAAGCGCGGAACGGTCGCGCAAGTGCTTTACTGCTACATGTGGTAGGTCTGCCATATGTAGCAGAATCAGCATGGAAATTCCTGCCGGTTCGCCCTATCCTTCCGGCGAATCAACCCAGGAGGCCTCCATGCGAAGCGGAATCCAACCCATCCCCCTGTTTCAGGGCGTGCCCATGCGCAAGTCTGCCACCGAGCTGGGGGTGGCGCCGCTGCTCCTGGGGGAGGCGGATGAGGCCAAAGCGCGGAAGCTGGCCAAGGCGGATCAGGCCATGCCGCCGTCCACCGTGCGCTGGATCGCTCAGCCGGTCAGCTTCGGCAGGCTGAAGAGCTACCAGAACCCGTTCCACACCCGCGCCATCCGCCTCAAGTCCCGCATGACCGCTGGGCTGGGCTTCGTGGAAGACCCGGAGCGCGGGGAGTTGGCCCTGCCCAAGTCGGCGCGAGGCGACACGTTCAAGTCCCAGCTGCAGTTGGCCGCCCTGGACACCGAGCACACGGGCAACGGCTACTTGGAGGTGATCATGGCCACCGGCGGGCGCATCGCATCGGTGACCTGGCTCCCGGCGGAGACGATGGAGATCAGCGCCGACCAGGCCTGGTACCGGCACACGGCCTCCGACCCGGGCAGCGCGAACCGGCGGGTGGTCTACTATCCGGCCTGGCCGAGGGACGGGGCGCCAAAGCCCGGGACGCGCTACTGCCTGCATGTCTACCAGGACGGCACCTGGTCCACCTGGTACGGCGAGCCGGACTGGCTGGGCTGCCTGCCGGATGTGATGCTGTTCGACAGTGCGATGGCCTACAACCGGGCCATGTTCGACAACAACTGCATCCCCACTTGGCTGATCATGCTCGTGGGCGCCAAGCTGTCCGACGAGAAGCCCGAGGATCCCAACAACGCCGGGCACTACCTGCCCAGCCAGCGTGAGGAGTTCGTCTCCTGGCTGCAGCAGACCTACGGTGGCGCCCAGAACAATGGCAAGGCCATGCTGCTGGACGGCTTCGAGGTGGCGGGCGGCGACAAGAGCCAGGTGGTCTTCCAGAAGCTGCAGGACGGCCCCAAGGACGGCGATTTCCTGAAGCTCTTGGACACCTGCCGGGACCACATCCTCTCCTGCCACGGCGTCCCCCCGCGCCTGGCTGGGGTGGTCACGTCGGGCAGCCTGGGCGGCTCCGGTGAGATGTTCGGCCAGCTCATCAGCTTTGCCGAGGACCTGAAGCCCAAGCGGGAGACCTGGGACGCGGCTCTGGCCATGCTGCAGCCCTACCTGGGCGTGGCCAGCCTGACCCTGAATCCGCTGGACATCGAGCCCTGGCGTGAAGTCGGCCAGCAGACCCCGCCCACTGTCCCGGCAAAGAACGCCCAGGAGATCCTACGCCAGGCCGAGGCCATGCTGCAGCGGGGCCGGGCATGATCTCCTTCGAGGTGGCCCTCGCCCACGCGGGCGCCGGGGCGGGAACAGCCGGGGTGCTAAAAGCGCGGGATCCCTACTTCGACCGCCTGGCCGCCGAGATCACCGGCTCGATCACGGCGGCCCAGGGTGACATCTTCGCTCGCCATGTGCAGGACCTGCTGGCGTCGCTTGAGATGGGCGAGGCCGGGTTCTCCCGTGCCGTGGCCATTCTGTGCAATGGCTTCCGGGACGAACTGGGCCCTGCCGTGACCGAGGACGTGCTGGACCGCGTGCTGCTGGCCTACACCCGTGGGACGGTGGACATGATTGGCACCACGCGATGGGAGCTGAATCTGGCCGATGAGCGGGCCCTGGCGTGGCTGGGGCGCGATGTGCCGTACTGGATCGGGGAGTACTGGTCGCCGGAACTGGCCAGTGAGATCAGCCAGACGCTGGCCCCGGCGTTCTCTGAGGGGCTGGACGCCCGGACGCTGACCGCCCGGATGCGCGAGGTGATGGGGAATCGGTTCAACCGGTCGGACGCCTACTGGCGCGGGTTCGCCACCAACGTGACCACGCGCTCCCGGAACTTCGGCGTGACCGAGGGAGCCGTGCGGGCGGGCTTCCGCGTCGGGCGCGTGTCCGCCATCCTGGACAACACCACCTCGGACTTCTGCCGGGCGGCCGACGGGCGGCAAGTGCTGGTCCAGGACATGGTGACGCTGCGGGACAACATCGTGGGCGCGGCCGATCCCGAGGCCATCCGCACGCTGGCACCGTGGCCACGGTCGGAAGAGGTGGAAGGCATCATGCAGCAGACCGAGGCGCTGGGGTCGCTCCCGCAGCAGTTCAGCCAGCCGCCGTACCACTTCCATTGCCGGACTGTCATCGTCTTCGAGTAGCTCACCGGATCACCGTCGCCCGCACCATCCCGGCGTCGGCCATGCGCGGTGCGATCACACCCATCTTCACCGCGTCGGCCTTGTCCGGGCTTCTGCCCAGCCGCCGCTTGAAGTCCGCCTTGCGCTCCACTTCGACCTTCTTCTGCCCCGGGTCCACGCGGTACCGGCGCATGGACAGCTCCTCGGCCAGCTGGGCATCCTCGGGCAGGGCGCCCTTCCCGGAGGCCAGACCGACGCGGACCTCCCACATAGCCTGGTCGCCCAGGTTGCGGAAGGAGAGCCCGTCCCGGTCGCGGAGCTGCGAGGCCCCGTCCTTGAACCGCACCACCTTCAGCCCGCGCCGGGAGAGGAAGGTCGCCACGCCGGAGCCGATGCCGTTGGCGTCCACGATCACCCGGTCCCGCGTGCCCCCGGTCAGCCAGGCCCGCTCCACCGCTTCGGCCACGGCTACCTCGTCCTGCTTCTGCAGGCCCAGCACCGCCTCCACGTCCCATCGGCCGTCCTTGGCGTGCCGCACCCGGACGATCTGGCTGCTGTCGTCGCCCTCGTAGGCCACGTCAACGGCCAGCCAGGACTGCGAGACCTCGTGCGCCTCCAGCGGGTCCGCGTCCATCCCGGCCCGCACCCAGGCGTAGGAGATCAGCGCCATCGGGTCGTCCGGCGCCTCCCACTTGCCCTCCAGGTAGCGGGCGATCTGGGACGGGGGCAGGAAGGCCCGCATGTCGCGCAGGTACTGCTTGGTGAGACGCGGGTTGTCAGTCGGGAGCGCTGGGGTGAAGGACATCCCGGCCGGAAGCTCGCCACGTGCCCACGGATCGTAGAACGTGGTCTTGACCCAGCCAATCTCAGGGTTCGTGGTCAAGGCCAGGCCGCCCGGCGGGACGCGTCCATCGGGGAGGGTCCAGCGGTCCTTGCGCTGGATGGCCGTCGGGAAGACGTCCTCGGCAAGCTGGGACGCCTCCTCAAGGTAAATGATCGACACTTCGAGGGACTTCAGGTCTTCCAGGAGTGGGTCCTTGGCCACGTCCACGCCAAGGAAGAGGGCCTCCGATCCGTTGGTGAGGCGGCGGGTCAGGTCTTGCCCGTCTCGAATGGCCACGAGCTCGCGGGGGAGCAGGCGGTCGAAGGTGGCCAGAGTGGTGCGCTTCAGGGCGGTGCGGGTCTTGCGGACATAGGCGATCCTGTTCCCTGGGAAGCGGTTGAGCAGACTGATCCCCTCACCACAGATGGCCATCGTCTTTCCGCCACCCATCGCGCCGCCGTAGAGGCGGACGGAACAGGTCTCCATCAGCTTGTGGAACACTGCCTGCACCGGCCACGGGCGGTAGGGCAGGACCACCTCGCGCCGGGTTGCCCCCGCCCCCGTGAGGAGGGCGGAGGGGATCAGGCCGGTGACTGGCGGGGCCTCAAGCGGGGGCATTGATTGGCCGCACCTTGTCGATTTCGTCCTTGACCGTCACGGCGTCCGGCGGAGTCGGCGTCCCGGCGTCAGCCTTGGCCATCGCATCGGCCAGCTTCAGCGGGTCGAAGGGGAACGCGCCACGCTCTTCCAACGGCTTCTCCTCCCACTCCTGAATCCGCTGGTGGATGAAGGCCAGGGCACGGTAGTGGATGTTGACCCGCAGCTCGCGGATGGTGACGATCTGCCGCAGGGCCTCCGCCGCCGTCTGGGCTTCGACCTCCCGGCGCTGGGCTTCCAACACCTTGTCCCATTGGCCCTTCTTGGCCCAGACCGCAACAGTCTGCTTGGGGGCCCCGACAACAGCCCCCGCCTTGACACAGTTGCCGCCCGTCTCAAGGTAGACACGGAGAACGCTTCCGATCTGCGCTTCCGTGTATTTAAGGGAACTCCTGTTTGCCATTCTGGACACTCCTGGGCAACTCTTGCCTACTTGCTGCCGTCCACCCGCTCCGTTGAAGTGAACAAGTGCCCGCAGTCCCGGCACTTGTGGACCCGCTGCCGTTCCCGACCGCTTGGGGTGGCCTCGGAGCGCACCACCCGCGATGGTTGCCCGCACCTGGGGCAGGACAGACCTGTGCTCATGCGGCCTCCTTTCTGGCCCCGATCAGGGCCGCGATCTCTTCCCAGCTTCCGGCAGTGGCGACCTGCCCACGCCATGCGTCGGCCCAGGCTGCCTCATCCGGGGTGAGCTTGCGGGCGCTTGGCATCAGCCGCCCGTCCTTCAGCTCGACGACCCAGTTGGTGCCCCGGTAGCCGATGAGCAGGTCCGGGCATCCCCGGCCCAATGGCGCGAGGGACTGCACCGTGGCGCCGAGGGCCCGGAGTTTGGCGACGACCTCCGATTGATTTGCGTCCACCTTGGCGGCGCGGCGCCTCATGGCTTCACCTCCGGCGGGGCGGTTCTCGCCTGCGCGGCTGCGTCGAGGGCGGCGATCTCCTTGATCTCATTCCATGTGACCCGGTCAATCTGCACCGTGAGGTATCCGATGCGTGGGTCATCCAGCTCCACGCCAGCCGTGGACACCTCCCGCAGCAGCGCCTCCAGTCGCTCCAGCTCGGACACGCGGGCGCGGAGTATGTCAATCGTGTCCATCGTCTCCTCCTTACTTCATCGCCATAATGGCTTCGACCCGAGCGATCAGCGCGCGGTAGGCAAT